TAGCATCATCTATCATACACATAGTCTTACCACCCCCTGTAGGGATGATAACCTGACCTTTATCAAAGGCGGTCATTGCCTTTACAGCGTCAGTTTGGTGTGGACGTAATGGCATCAATGTTTCTCAGATGAATATATTATAGCAGAATCTTAGTCAAAGGAGTGTCCTCTGTGACAATTTCTATACTGTCTTTCTTAGACAATACATCCTCATTATTATCTAACCAATCTACTGTAGGTAATCCGCTATACCCATTTGTCCAGACATACCAAGCATAAACCATCATACCAGTATTATACTTACCATCTTCTCTCAATGCTTCACCTAACATTGGATACCTAGTGAATACATATACCTTTTCTAATCCATAAGTTCTGTCAGAATATATCTCATCAAATCTTTTCTTACCATGTAAGTATGACAATGGTAATAGAAAAGCAAACTTACTCTTTGCTACCAATTTCGCCCTTTGAATAAACTCAAAGGCAATAGAGAATGGTGGGTTTGTTATAATGTAATCATACTCACCAGTTTCCCATAAGAAGTTAGTTTCTTGGTCATAAGCAGTTACTTTATCATCTTCCCAATGCTCTTTTAATACTCTAGTGATAGCACCTCCACCACAAGCAGGTTCACAGACGGTACTATTCTTATTAAAATATTCTACATCTAAAAACTTACGAGTAAGAGTATAGGGAGTCTCATAAAAATCAGACTTCTTTCTCTTACCAGTAGCATTATTAGCACTAAAGTTCTTGCCTTTCTTCTTAGACATTCAAGTTCCTCTTAAGATTTCCAATATTAATACTATCAATAACTTTTGTAGATACTAATTTTATTCTATCAAATATCTCTTCATTTGTAAATGCTTTTTCTTGCACATAGATTGTTGCAAGTTGCTTAGGGTGAAAGATATACTCTTTATTGCGTGGTTTGTATCTTGTCATTGCATCCATCCTATCATTGATAGATGAACCATCTTCAAAATCACAACCGTATGCAAATATTACATAAGGAAAATAGTTATAGTTCTCAAAGTAAATCTGAAACTCTGCCCAATTCTTGAACGCTCTCTCGATTGCATTTCCTTTTCCTTGTTTCTTTTTACCTTCAGACATTCTTACATCATTAGTTCCTTGTTTCTTTGCCTCAGAAACTAGAATAGGATACTTCTTACCACCAATTACAGCAAATAATATACCACCATCAGGTTTAACACCAGATCCCTTTGCTTGTGGAGTATATTCAAGTTCAGGCGATATATCAGATTTCCTTAGAGTCTTCTTCCATTGAAACTCTATATTGGGATACAACTCATCTAGTGTAGGAATGAGTTTCTTTACTTGTTGCTCAAGATTTCCTTCTAGTACCTTTGCACCTTCGGTAAAAATACCTCTACCACCACCCAATTCAGTATGAGTCTGTCTTAGATGTTCGCTAGTACTCATTGTACATTATATTACTAGACCCATTATAGCACAAAAAAACCCCTTTCGGGGTCTGGGTCTTAAAAAATTATAAAGAATCGCTTACAACCCATACAGAGTATGTATAGAAAATTAGATTTCTACTGAACTACTACTTCTCCTGGTGGATTTGAAGTTCCTCCAGAGTTCTTGGCATATATCTTATAGGTCTGGGTTCCATATGTAGGATTAAACCTAGAGGTTCCTGAAGTTTGTCCTGGTGTTATTTTAAATGATTGATCATTTACAGGAGATTGATTTTGATATATTGAATCAGTAGGTAAATTAAGATCTACTCCAGATACACTCCATTGAATCTCGCCAGGACCATACACAGTTCCTTCTGCTTGATTAAAATCTGTTGATTCTAACACTACATTTCCATTAGGATCTTTTACTCTAAATGCAACACCACAAGGATTATGCTGCCAATCTTCGGGATTACTCTCTTCTTCTACCTTTATCTCCCAATAGTCTGGTTGATTCCAAGGATTTCCATTATTAACTACTCTTTCTCCAGCATAATATCTTCTCTTAAGACCATTTTCAACTGTTTCTATTGGGAAACTTTGACCACCACCTATCTCAATTCTTCCTTTTTCTACACCCTGAAAGACTATGGTAAATTCTTGTGAAGTTCCAGCATCATTTTTAAATTGCTTAACATAAGACTCATTTGCAACATATGCTGGACCATATATTACATCATAGGTAGTATCTACAAACTTTCTGTTATGAGCAATAACTCTAAGTGATCTTCTTTCACCACTATAATCATATTTAATTGGAGTTCCATCAGTAACTAATGTACCAGCAGGTTTACCACTATCAGGATTTTTAGATTCCCATCTACCACATCTACTAATACCTTCATTCATATCATAATGACTATCATATTTCGTTGTGTGAGCTATAAGATCTTCATTAATATAAAGTTCACAATCATTATCTGATTGCATTTCAATAGTATGTTCACCTTGAACTCCAGATACTAGCAAGTACTCTTGAGTAGCCTGAGCATCACCATTCTGAGTCTTTGGATCATCATTTTGTTCCCAAACAGCATAATCACGCATAAACTGAGACCAATAATCATGTATAGCAACATATTCCCTATTCCCATTATTATCATAACCATCGTGCTTTGCAGAATTATATGATTTTTCCCAAGTTACTGAATCATCAGCAATTTGATCTTCTGGACATATAATAAACTGGTTATTAATTTTAGCTCTAAATCCTAAACCACCTTCATCAGGATCAGAACCATCATCAAATAATTCTATCCTCTGCCCAAATGATAATATATGGCGATTTTTAACCCAATTAGCACCTGAATCGGGTCTATTATATTGATGCAATTCATGCCATACAACATCATATTTACCTTCATCAAGTTCTAGTACTGGAGATATTCTAGTACCTTTTCTTCTATCTCTCGTACTTTCCCATATAACAGAACCATCAGTATTTTTTAACTCAAACTTACGCAATGCTATATCTGAAATATCACTATAATCATCCCAAATATTCAGAATCTTAAATCTTACCTTTTGTCCAGTTGATGAGTTAGTACAATTTAGTGTTTGCTTATTTGTACCATCATTTACTGGATAATTAAATCTAACATGAGCAGAATGTGAATTAATAGTTACTGTAGGAATATCAGGAGGAATAACGGGAGTTCCTTCTGTTCCATCACATTCTAATCCAACACTACCTTTAACATATTGTGAAGTATTATATCCTTGTATTACTGGGTTAAAGTATCTACCACACATTGCAGCACCACCTTTACCACCACCTTCTCCTTGATCTAACTCAGTAGCAGATGGACTTATACCATTAGTGCTACCGCCTGGTTGACCAAAATCACCACCATCTCCACCAGCACCGCCAGGAGTAGAGTTTGATGCTCCACTAGGAGTCTCTCCACCACTACAAGTTGCTGGTATGTTTGCTTTACCACCTTCCCCAGAAGTTGATCCTTGTTTTGCACCATTATCCCATCCAGCACCTCTACCTCCAGCACCACCTCTACCCTGTTGAGGTAAAGTTGAGTCATAAGATCCAAGATATGTTGTACTACAACTTGTAAATCGACAATAGTAAGCGTAAATACTTCCACTTCCCCCACCACCAGGACAAGGTAGTGTTGCTATATGCAACATATATGTTTGATCACCAGCATTACAACCACCACTGGAACTACCATGACATCCTTCATCATATCCACCAAAATAATATCCACTAGTACAGGATGTTGTATATCCCCTATCACAAATACCTTTTTGAACAGGCCAAGCACCTTGCTCACCTTGTTCTCCACCACCACCGCCACCAAATAATTCACCCCCTTCATTATAAACCCAAGATCTATTCTCTTCTCCTTCGTGTCTTATAGTTAATGCAACACCACCATCTTTACCAGGATCACTTAATGTTTTATCTGGATGACTATCAGGAAAATATCCTTTTTTTCCAGCAGAACCATATATTCCAGATCCAGATTTTAAATAAAATCTAACATTTAATGCCTTTAAAGTTCCTGATCCTATTGCTACACCTGGCTCTAAAACTAAACTACAAGCAGCTTTCTTATTTTTTCCAATTCCACCATCACCAGTTAATCCATTCTCTCCATCATCGTCAGAATAAACTGTACCATTAATGTTAATTACTTTTTGAACATTTCTTCCATAATTTCCAGTTATACTACCCTCTACATCTAAATTATTTTGACCATCCCAATCAATTCCTCCACCTGAAGCTTTTTTAAATCCTAGATCTAAATTTTCATCTTGTCCAGTTTGATTAGCAGTATATCTTTTAATGGAATCCCTCATCAAAGATGCTTTCCAATTATTACTTGTCTCAGAAAAAACACCGCCTGGATATCCATCAGTAGGTATAGATGTATTCTCTGTAGAATCGGGAACAATAGGATCTCTTACTGCTAGTCTAGTATCAACAAACAATTCTGATGCTGATATAGTACCAGTAGATGTTTCCTTAAAATAGGTTCTTAAATCACTCCATTTAATAGGACCACTACCTGTAAAATAAGGACCAGATTTTACTACACTAACACTCATTAGTTACCCTATAAATTAGACCAAGAACTACCATTATAGAACTGTACTTTATTATCACTGGTATTATATACCATTGCACCAGCAACTAAACCTGCTAGATTATTTCTTTCAGTTGTAGTTACTTTTGGTGGAACCATAAACATTCTATTCTGTAATGGTGCTGTTGGCATATCTCTACCAGCACTAGAGAAATCAACTGCTGCACCTGGTTCAACATTACCTACACCAAAGAATTGTTTAATATGACCACTACCACCGACATCTAATGTACTTGATGGTTGTGTTGATCCAATACCAACTTGCTGGAAATTAACCACAGCATTAGGTGCATCAATACCCATACCATTTGGACTTATATCAGTTCCAATTCCAATTGTTGCTACTCCAGAAATACTTTCAGCAACATTAATCTTTAAGAAACTAGATATTCCAGTATTTACATTAATATTTGATCCTTGAATAAGATCAGGTAAAGTAAATGTAGAACTTCCACTAACATCTAAGTTACCAAGTACCTTTAAAGTATTAGCAACTTCTAAATTATTCTTTACAAATACATCATTACCAAATGTTGCAATTCCAACAACATCTAATGGATACATACCAAGTGTTTTACCTATACCCAAATTACCTTTGTAATCCAGATTCATTAAAGTACTACCATCACCACCATATATCCAATTAAATCCACCAGTAGCAATACCTTGGAAGTTTGCACCATGAATTATACTATTGAAATTACCAGTATCACCATTTATTAACTCAAATGCCCTGTCTGCCTCACCAAACTTAACTTGAGCAGTGCTTTGTCCTATTCCTATTGAAGATCTTTGTCCTAATTGTAGTATTGCAAACTCTTCACCTATAACATCAACTGTGGTAATACCTACATTAAAGATTTCTACACTCTTAGATGGATTGTTAGTACCAACAGCTAATCTTTCAACTATATCAACAGATGCAGCAGTTGCTATACCAATTTGAGATATACTTGCTTGTAATTGTCCTGTTGTAAGAATACCAGAGACAGTATCACCAGAAATGCCACCAGTAACTACAAGTTGATTAAATGTCGAAATACCAGCAGATCTAATATCACCATCTACTTCTCCTGTATGTCTACCGACTACATCTCCGTATAAGTTTCCAGTAAATCCTATTCCAGCAGTTATAATACCAGCAACACTTACATCAGTTGTTGTTAAATTAGTAATAGTTGATATACCACTAACAATATTACCCCTTAAATCTCCAGTAAATCCTATTCCAGCAGTTACAACACCTACAACATTTGTATTTGTAGTCTGTAATTGAGTAATAGTTGATATACCACTATCAATATTACCATATAAGTTTCCAGTAAATCCTATTCCAGCAGTTACAATACCTGTTGCTACAACATCTCCAGTAGAGTTAAATCCTACACCACCTTCAAAGGTTCCTATAAGATTTGATTCATTACCACCAATTTGTAAAAAGAATCTAGGATCAATAGTTCCAATACCTACTGCACCCTGAGAGTATATACTTGTATATCCTAAACCAACATCTGTATCTAACCATTGTGATGTTGGAAGATTTTCTAATTTAGCTCCATCACCATAATAAGTAACAATACCACTTGAAGTAGATGCTGTTATAATTCCAGCAGTACCAACACTAATACCAGCACCAATTTCACCAGCAGCAAAATCTAAACTATTAACTGTTAAAGTATCACTTATGACTAAACTTGTAATCAGTCCCGAAGTAGCATTTACCTCACCAATGACTTTAACTCTTCCTCGAACATCCAATGCCTCGGTAGGAACTGTAGTTCCAATACCTACCAGACCCGTTGGATTAACGAGAAAATTGTCATCATCAACCTGAACACCATTACGAAAACTAAAGGACTTCTTAATATTAGCCATTTATATTAATTTTTAGTTATTTATTAGGAAAGAGCATCAACCTTAGCTGATAGTTCTTTAATTGCCTCAATTAAAATAGGAATTATTTTCTCATAACGAACTGCCTTATGACCACTATCTCTCGTAGTAGTTATACCTGGAAGACCCAATGCCTCAATCTCTTGTGCAATTACACCAGTATCTTCTGTACCTACTGGAGTCTGATCTCTATATTCTTTCCAAGTAAATGTATTACCTGAAATTGCTTTAACTTTACTTAAAGCATCTGGAATAACAGTAACATTATCTTTCAAGTTTACATCAGAAACTGAAGCATATGCAGTAATATCACCACTAACTTCTAAGTCACCAAAGATTTTAACACCTGTATCTCGTGTTTCTAATTTATTAGTAGATGTACTACCATCACTATAAGCTAGTTGAGCAGTAGAACCACCAGTGTTAACCTTCAATGCTCTTATCACACTCTGACCACCAATCTTGATGTTCAACTGATCCATAGGATTATTTCCACCAGATATATCAAACTCAGAATTAGCACCATTAATTACTGTCTTGGTTCCTGAATGATAAATTTCTAGATCGTTATCAGTTCCGAAAATTGCTTTAACATCATCAGGTAACTTAATTCCACCATTTGCAGTGAACAATCCAGTTAGATTTAATGTTCCACCAATATAAGTATTTCCACTAATACCAACACCACCCTTGGCTATTAGTGAACCAGTATTAACACTTGTGGATGGGGTTTCAGAGAAGATCTTAGCATCTCCACAAATATTCAATCCCTTACGAATTGCAGCACCACCTTCAAGAATAAATGCACCATTTAATGCACCAGTACAATCAGAAGTAGTATTAGTTTCATTTGTAAATCTAACAGCTCCATCAACAGTCAATCCTTCAGTTAATCTGAGATCTTTATTAATTCTAAGTTTACCGTTAAAGGTAACAGGTCCATCAAACTGAGATAGAATCTGTTTGGACGATCCACCCTCAACAAGTAATCTATCTTTAATAATTACTTCATCAAATACAACACTTAATGCACTTGGATCTTCACCAGTAACAGTTGGAACTGGAATATCAAATGTTATTTGCTCACCAGAGTCAGATGAAATCTTAGTGTTTCCAATATAAAAATCACCCTTATCATTCATACCTGTGTAAACAACAGTACCGCAAGATGTTTCTTGTGACTGTGATAGGAACTCTTCCCTTTGAGTGGGTGTCTTTAATTGAACCTGTGGAAGACCAGTTGAATAGTTACCTGGACCATATCCAAGATATTCAAAGGTATGACCAGATGCACGAAGAATAGATGGTCTTCTTAATTCAATTGGAATTGGTTTAATTGCTTTAACTTGAGAATTATTTACGTGATTATCAACAATAGTTCCCATTGAACCACGAATAACCTTTAATTTGATTCCAGTCTTAAGATCAGAATCAATAATTCTCATTATTTCACTATCAATTTGAATATAAGATCCTAAACGGAACTTAGATTTAATAATAGTTTCTATCTCTGCATTTGATAGATTAGTAGCATATTGTAAAGTTACTGGTATTTCATCAGTAGTGGTAATATCACCCGTTAACTTCAGAACATCGTGATCAAAGAAACTATATCCCCTTACACCTAAGTTCTCTCCATTCTTACCACTATTAGCATTATTAGCAGAGAGAGCATGTTTAAGAATATACTTAGGTTGTGATATTCCACCACTTATACCTGTCTTGGTAGTAAATGAAGTAGTATTTACAACATCCTCAACAATGAAGTCACCAATAACACTATCATCATTCTTCAATACTCTAAAGGAATTACCTTTAATTAATCCGTGTGCAGTAGAAGTAATAAATGTACTTGTATCAGTACCACTAGAAGAACTAACTTCAACAACAGGACCAACGTGAACTACTTGTTGACCATCAACTATTCTATCAGCAGTTGGTTTATTGATTCTAAGTTGCTTATTACCAGATACATCATTAATTCTATAGTAAGCATCAGTTGCAGTAGTAATACCTGTAAGTTGAACATAATCACCACCAGATTTATCAGTAACAACTTGACCTAAACTAATGTCATCATTAGTAATAGTAATATAAGAACTAGGAGCTCCACCCAAACCACCTTGTGAAGGTAATGAAGAATCAAAATAATATCTATCATTTTGTGCAACAATTCCACCAGTTTTATATCCAGATCCTGGTTCTGTAATTTCTACAGAAGTTACAGACCCACCACTAAGTGTAACTTTAGCAGTAGCACCATACCAAACAGCACTTGCTGGTGCAGCAGCACTATTGAATACTTTTATATTATAATGTTCTCCATCTCCAGCAGTATGTCCAGATCCACCAGTAAGAGTACCAAATCCTTTTAGACCATTAATCTTATGCTCTTTTGAGAGGTTTAAATATGGATTTGCTCCTTCATTACCAGTTACACTTACAATAGTATTTGTAATATTAAAATTAGAAAGTAACTTATTAGCAGTTTCTCTAGTAATACTCTTCTTTAAATCATTAGTAACAACATCACCAAGAGGAAATCTCTTAGCGTAAGACTTAGCTTCTTGTGGGTTATCATCAATATTATCCCGATCTAGTTCAGGATAAAGGTTAACGACATTCTGATTGTATTTTGAATTGACAAACTCTTCTTCAAGAGTATTACCTCCATTTAAAACATAAAGATGATAAACACCATCTTGAGAATCTTCAACATATTTGTTGATTGTCTCTGTTCTATAAACGAATAGATTATCTGAGTTATTATTTCTCTGGAATCTAGGAAGTGCATTATTTCTAGTATCAGTAGTATCTGTCCAATTTCCTACATCATGAACAATACCTAAAATATCTGTTGTAGAATAAGAGAATACTTTATCGTTAGTTACACTTGTTACTATAAATGTTCCATTATATCCACGATTTAATGCACCATTCTGATTAACATCACTTACAACATTTTTAACTACAATCTGATCTCCAACATTTAAACTATGAGATTTATCAGATCTAATTGTAACTATCTTAGTACTAACATTGTAGTCGATATAAGAAATAAACTTAGTATTCCTATTGTAATCATAATCGGCATTTGATATTTCTGTTCTTGTATGATCTGCATCATTTCTTACATTAGTAGAACTTGATTCCTGAATAACAAAACTATCTTGAGGATCTCTAGCGTTTCTTAATTCTTTAGGAATAACATACCTAAACTTGTAAAGTTTATCATCTAAACTTCTATCATCAGTTCTTCTTTCAAGGTATGGAATCTCTTCATTATCAGTAGTAAAATCGGCAATATTACTGTAAATTGTATTTCCAGTAGGATTAACATGAATGAACCATCCACCAACTTGATTTGTCTCATTCTGCTGTGTATTTGGATTATATACAGTATATGTTTGAGCATCAAACTGCATTGGATGTCCAAGATCACCAGCATCCTTATCAGAAACCCTACTAATAATATTTAAAAATCCATCAGCAGGACTAGATATTGTTTTAATATAAACAGGTGTTGTTCTGTCAGCATTTGTTTTTGATGATGCAATCTGAATCTCGTACTGACTTAGACCAATACCATCTTGTCTTGAACTATTCTTATCACCAGTAATTGCATAATAAACTTGATGCGGATCTAAACCTTCTGGAAGATCCCCATTATCTTTTATAATTCTAATTGACTCACCAGTTTTTAAATCATGAGCAACAGAACAAGTAAGTTTATGAATTAATGTACCAGAACCACTGGTTGTATCATTATGAATTGCTTCATATCTCTTCTCTGAAGTAAATGTTGTTGCAGATAAAGTGCCTTGAGTATTATCTTTACCCATTACAACTTCTGCTTCATAAGGTACAGCTAGTATACCAACATAAATTTTCTCACCAGATCTAGCACCAATTCTAAATCCCTGTGCTATTTCAGATGGAGGTGTGTTTATATTTGTTTGACCTAAAAGATATAAACGTCCATTATTGGCAGCAGCAGTTATTCTATGTTTATCAAACTGTGCTAGATCAATTTTAGCATCCGAAGATACAATTGACTTTGGAGCAATAACAGATGTAATAAATCCTTTATCATCCTTATCAAACGCTTCTGCTTTAAATCCATCAGCAGCAAGAGCAAACTGACCGAAGTTAGAGTTAGAGTTTGTAATAGATGCATCACCACCAGACTTCATTAAGAAGTGAATGTGATAACCAATAGCGAACACAGAAACGATCTGTAATACAGCATCATTTGCTAGTGTAATATGTGCACTCTTCCATCCTTCTCTATAAACAGCATCCTTATTTAAATGATAAACTTGAGATGGAATAGGTGAAGAAGATTCTGAAGCAAGTTTTTCTCCAACTTGTTTGGTATATGAAATACCATTATATTTTCTACTATCTGGTAAATATTCAACAAATGCTCTATCATCTTTTTGTAGTGATACACCAGTAAACTGGGCAACAACCATAGATTTGAAACCAGTTGCCTTAGCACCATCAGCCTTCATACCCTGCATACCAAACACTGATCTTAAAGAACAGTTAAAGATATAAGGAGATGCACCAGTAACAGTATCAACTTCAACACTAACTTGAGCAGATCCTGCACTTAATCCACCAGCAGGTCCAGCAGGTAGTTCTGGTTTTACATAAGGTAATAAGTATGTGAACTGCTTCTCATTTAAAACAGTTTGAACCTTAGTTGAAATATTATATTCATTTACATTAACACCCTCCATTTTAATTGGAGTTCCCCCAGTCAATTCGTGAGGAACTGCTGTTGTTACAGTAACAACTTGTCCTGGTGTTGCACCATCACCAGAAATAATACTTGTAACCTGAATACGATCAGATTGGAAAGCACCAACAATTTCATACTCTGGTCTTTGCTTTGCAAAGGATTTTTCTTCTGTTGGGAACTTCTGATCTACTTCTCTACCAGATGCTCTGTTATAAGCATTAGATAACTTACTATAGTAAACATCTAAATCAGTTAATCCACCAAACTTATCTAATTTATTAACACCATCTGCATATTCAAATACAGTTAATTTATGGTGAGAGAATAAAGGTTTTGATTGATTAGTTGTATCAAAAGTAGTTGGATCAGTATATACTAATGTATTCTCATCTCCATCAAAAATAGTAAATTGCCAGAAATAACAAGCACCAGTAACCCTAAAGATTGCAGTAGATTTTACATTATCATCAGTAGGATTAGGAACATACTTAGGTCTTATCTTAGTCTTTCTTAAATCTAGTCCAACAACAGAAGTTCCCCTTGGAATTATAACTCCACCTTCTGTACTGTTAAACTTATAAAGTAAATTATCTTCTTGTGTTAAATCAAAATTAGAGTTTAATGTAAGTGTTAAAGTATTTTGTGCTCCAGTTTCTGTTCCAGCAGGACTAATTGCCTTTGCTATACCACTCTCATCTTTAATACCAAATCCTGGTCTATTATCTACAAGGTGCTCACCAGGAAATAGTAATATAGTTGTTTTCTCTACTATATCATTATCATTACCTCTCAGGTATGAGAACCTAGCAGATTCAATAAGTGCTCTTTGTAAGGTCTTAAAAGGTTTTGTTAACGAGTTTCCTTGATTCTCAATACCATCAGTAGCATCAAGGTCATTTGGATTTACATAAAGAATACGCCCTTCACTATTCTTTATAAAATTCTCTAACTTATTTAAAGGCATCGGAGGATATTGGCCAAGATATTTCTATGTTCTATTTAGCTTTCTTTACTAACAGGATCTACGTAGGTAATCATATCAGGTTCGGCATGATCTTTTATAACTTCCATTACCGACAAGAACTGTTCTCCACTTTCACACTTAACAAATCTAGTTTCACCCTCACTACTGATTAAGGTAATTCTCTTTTTACATACATCAACTATAATGTCTTGTACGGTTTCCTCAGTATTCATTTAAATACTCCCATTTTATATTATAATACTATGTATTTTTTAATTTGTCAACTAGGTTTTGTAGGCCAAGAAGAATGATTAAGATCATCTGCCATCACCTTTGCAGTCAAATCACTATCTGCTGCTATGGTTGCTGGAATATCTCTTAGTGCCTGACGATATGTTGCCCACTCACTTTTCTTACTAGAACTTAGTGGAGAATCATTACCTTGAGTCCAATCACTATTATAAAGCATTATATCTCTATATCGTTTCACTTCTCCCAAATGATCTCTTGCTGCTTCTTTTGCATTAGCAATCGCAACCTTCTCAGAAGCATGATCTGTTATTGCTTGTTGCCAAATACCTATTTCAGTAATTTCATGAGGCCACTTTATCTTACCCTCACTATCTTTAGAACCATCAATATATTCAACAAATCCTTTGCTCGTAGAACTATCCCAATGAACTGCATGAACATCTGAGGGTATCCAAGATAAATCCGTAATAGTGACAGGTTGTATTGCTTCATCATCAATGATGATTGTTTTATCTGGTGGAATAACTGTTAGTTTCATTGTTCTACTTCCGTTACATTATTCATTGTCGGTCTAGATCTCATTAATCTCTCTTGTGCTTGCAATTCTAATTCTCTTTGATATATTTCTTGTGCTTTCATAGTTGATTTAACGGTTTCATTTCTAAATGATTCAATAGCAGATCCAGTTTGTCTCTGCTGGTTTGAATTTTCAATCAATAGAGATGGCAACCAAGTAACTACACATCCCCAATCATCAATTTCTTCTCCTGTTTGTGGATTTATACCACGAACTTGAGTAAACCAAGAACATTGCAATCCAATACAATCTTTACCGATCAAAGGACAGAAATTACCTGGTTCTAACTTCATTATATTAACTCTTTGTACATATTATAGCACATTATTTAACTCTTTGTACATATTATAAAATCAACATAGGCAACCGCCATATCAAGAGAACCAGAACTACTAACGCTAACACTATCATTGAAACTGTGATCATGATTACCTATGTCGTGATCGTGATCACTAGGAGAACCAGATGCACTAAAACTATCACTACCAGAGAAAGTAAAATTAGAACCCTGAATGTAATACATTATAACTGAGTGATTGTGAGTATCACCACTACCAGTAGAGTTAACTGAAGGAACTCCTGAAGAAGCAGCACTAAAACTATCAATAAGACCATAACCACTATTATAACTACCAACATTCATAGGAAAATCATGTTGGTGAGATGCTAACTGTGCAATAGATAATGTTCTTGGAGTAGTATTAGTATACATTATCTGTTGTCCACCACAATTTCCACTAATACTAACAGAACCACTAACACTAACAGATCCAGCATTATCACTACTCGTACTTCCAGAAACACTATTTCCTGTAGTTCCACTAGCAGTTCCAGATCCACTAACACTAACAGATCTACTTGCAAATATAGAAGTAAATCCATCACCACCAGAACTGAAACCACCACCAGATCCACTTACAATTCTGAGTGCTTTATTTTGATGTGTTGTTATCTTAGTCCATCCAGTAGGAGCAGATGAATTATAGAACAACATAGAAGATCCTGAAGGAATAGACGCAGCACCTTGAATACCTTTCTCACCTTCAACACCCTTTTGACCTTTATCATTCTGTTCACCCTTTTGACCAACCTCTCCTTTAGGTCCTACTTCTCCTTTCTGACCTTGATCTCCTACACCTATTTCACCTTTCTGACCATCTTCACCTTTTTCTCCTTTTTGTCCTTCTCCAACTTCTCCTTTTTGTCCTGTACTACCTTTTTCACCCTCTTGACCTATACCAACTTCTCCTTTTTGTCCTACTTCACCCTTCTGACCAACACCCTGAATACCTTTCTGTCCTTTTTGTCCTACTTCACCTTTAGTACCACCAGTACCTTGAGCACCTTTTTGTCCTTTTTCTCCTTGTTGTCCTACACCAATTTCACCTTTAGTACCCTGTTGACCAACTTCACCTTTCTGACCTTTTATACCTTGACCACCTACTTCACCTTTATCACCTATTTCACCTTTAGGTCCTACTTCTCCTTTCTGACCAGTATCTCCTTTAGATCCTTTTTCACCTTCATCACCTTGACCACCTACTTCACCTTTAGATCCTTTAGTTCCTAATTCACCTTTATCACCAGTAGTACCCTTTTGACCTACACCAATCTCACCTTTATCACCTATTTCTCCTTTAGGTCCTACTTCACCTTTATCACCAACTTCTCCTTTAGATCCTTTTTCACCTTTAGGTCCAAGACCACTAATATTAATGGTTCCTGTCATACTGCCATGATACTGGCAAATATAATACAAAGTATTAGGTGCATTATATGGAACAGCAAATGTTAATACACCAGATTGTGTACCATTATTTGTTATTCCTGAAGTATATGCATCACCAGTTCCAGTATTTTGGGCAGTTTTAATCCAGAATGGATGACCACTTGCATTTACAGTAAAGGTATAAGTAAATCCTCTAATCAATTCAAGAGTAGGATCACTAGTACCATCTATTAGATAATCACTTGAACCTGAAGCTGTTACAGTATAATTTCTTGCACCTAATTGACCTTTATCACCTTTATCACCTTGATCACCTTTATCTCCTTTGTCACCAACTTCACCTTTAGCACCTACTTCACCCTTATCTCCTTTATCACCTTGAACACCCTTTTCACCTACACCAATCTCACCTTTAGAACCTACTTCACCCTTATCTCCTTTATCACCTTGAACACCCTTTTCACCTACACCAATCTCACCTTTAGAACCTACTTCACCCTTTTGACCTTTATCTCCTTGTAATCCTACCTCACCTTTTTGACCTTTATCACCAACCTCACCTTTATCACCAACGTCTCCTTTAGATCCCTTTTCACCTACTTCACCCTTTTCACCTACTTCACCTTTTTCACCTACTTCACCCTTTTGACCTTTTTGACCTACACCAATCTCACCTTTAGAACCTACTTCACCCTTATCACCTTTAGAACCTACTTCACCCTTATCTCCCTGTGGTCCTAATGCACCATTACGAAATATAGATTCTGTTTGTGGTATTTCATCTATTATAATAGTACCTTGATTATATAACATCACATTGAAATAATAATCACCAGAAAGAGAACCCATATCTCCATCTTCTCTCAAATGAACCGTTGGAGCTGCGTCTGGACGAACTGGGTCAGATTGATTAGGTGGAGCACCTGATGCTTTATAAACAAACCAAGGTTGTTCCTGATTTCCATAAGGAGTTGTTTCCTTTGCCCACACCTTACGCTGTGGCATATCAATTATAAAATGGGCACTACTAGGCCAATTATATCCACCTAATTTTTCTGTATTATTTTGAGGAGTCCAATCAAATTCACCATTCTTTTTAATTGCTTGGTTGAAAGTAGGACCTTGTGCTATCCAGTTATCACTAGAATAACTAGAAGCTGATAAAGCACTAGAAGCACCACCACCTTGATATCCACTAACTGATTCAACTCCAATAGCTGAATCATCGGATATGTACCATCCCGAATCTCCAGTCATATAGAGACGAAACTCATAAACTATATTATTATCTAATTTCAAACAATGAAGATCACGGTTCTGATAGGTTTGAGCCATCACTGCCTGTGTATTATTATTTGAATAAGTCCAACCACTAGAAGAATTGGTTGTATCTATTATTGGAACTTGACCTATATTTGTTCCAGATGCACCTTCAGTACCTTTTTGTCCACCATCACCTTTATCACCTTTAGTAGAATTATCATCACCTTTATCACCAGTAGTACCTTTCTCACCTACACCAATCTCACCTTTAGGACCTACTTCACCTTTATCACCTTGAACACCTTTATCCCCTTGATCACCTTTATCATTCTGTTCACCTTTTTGACCTTTATCACCGATCTCACCTTTTATTCCTTGTTGTCCTACACCAATTTCACCTTTAGATCCAGTATCACCTTTATCACCACCAGTACCCTTTTCACCTACACCTATTTCACCTTTAGTACCCTGTTGACCAACTTCACCTTTAGATCCAGTATCACCTTTATCACCTTGAACACCTTTATCTCCTACTTCACCCTTTTCTCCCTTTTGGCCTACACCAATCTCACCTTTAGATCCAGTATCTCCTTTAGGTCCTAAATCACCTTTATCACCTTGAACACCCTTTTCACCTACACCTATTTCACCCTTCTGACCTTTATCATTCTGTTCACCTTTTTGACCTTTATCACCCTTTTCAGTAGATGGTTCACCCTTTTGACCTATACCTATCTCACCTTTATCTCCTATATCACCTTTATCTCCTGTATCACCTTTATCTCCTGATACACCCTTTTCACCATCAATACCTACATATCCCTTCTGACCTTTCTCACCCTTATCTGCAGTCTCACCCTTTTCACCTTTATCACCTTTATTACCCTTTTCTTCTACATCACCCTTTTGTCCTTTATCTCCAGTATCACCTTTATCACCTTTAGGTCCAGGAACTGTAGATGGTTCTCCTTTTGTACCAGTAGGTCCTTGCTGACCCTTATCTCCTGGTTCACCTTTGTCACCTACACCTTCTTCACCTTTAGTACCTTCTTCACCTTTTGCACCTGGATCAGGTATTCTAGTCCAAGCATAACCATTCCACTTCCAAGTAGCACTACCAAAACTGTAAGTGTCACCGATATTAGGATTAATTGGAAAATTTATAGGCATTATATATTATATTTTTTCATCAATTACTAGATCTATTTATCAATAACTAATTAATGTTGCTACAATAATTATACGTCTTGCTTTCTTTGGTAATTCCATGTAATGTTTGCCAGTAAAAACAATACATTCATCTTCTACTGGACTATGAGGTAAATGATTCTGAACAAAAGTTCTACCTCCTCCACCGTGATCATCATTTATATAACATATAAAATTTGTATGAGGAAAATCATGATCCTTATGAGGAACAGTAAATTGATTTCCTTCTATAGGAAAAGTAGAATTTATAGACATTCTTGTAAAAAAGAAATCAAGATCTTTATTATTAAACCTAAGAATCTCAGTAACAGATTTTATAGCTAATTCACTTAAAGAAGATCTTTCTTGAGGAATTTTTAGTCCTACCTCTGGCCTATTTAATATAATATGACTATAAAATGGATGATTTGAATGACCATCCACATCTTTTAAACCTGTTGTTGATATTGGATTATAGAACCAAGGTAACTCATGATCTAGAATCTCTTCCTTTAGTTTTTTATAATTTTCAGTTTTTGGATTTTTTAATATATCTAACATGAAAATAAATAATCCTCAATTACAACATAATCCAATTCAGTTTCTTTCAAAATATTCAAAGCATCATATATTGTAGATAATATTGGATTACCCCTACTATTAAAAGAAGTATTCAATAAAACTGGTATATCAGATATTTTAGCATATTCTGTCAATAATTCATAGAAGTGTGAGTGTGATTCTTCTGTCACGGTTTGAAGTCTTGCAGTACCATCAACGTGTGTGATGGAAGGTAATGTATCCACCTTAACCTTGACAGCAAAACTCATATACTCCATATTCTCAAAGTCCCTAGACTCAAAGTACTTATGTGCATCTTCCTTTTTACAGAAAGGTGCAAAAGGACGATACCATTCTCTAAATTTAACCTTTGCATTTAACGTATCCTTCATTTCAGAAATACTAGGATCACATATAATAGAACGATTACCTAAAGCACGAGGTCCAACTTCAGAATCACCATACACCATTCCTATTATATTACCATCTTTAATTAATTTTGCAATATCTTTCTTAGTAACTTTCTTTGCATCATATTCTGTTATATAATCATCAAGTTTAGATCTATCCATTAATGAAAGTCCTGAGTATGTAATATTCACTCTTTCTTCAGGTTTAGTATAACAAAATATATGTCCTATAGTTAAACCACCATCATCAGGATTAGGTGGAACATACACTTCTCTATCATATCTTCTTTTAATCTCTTCATTAATTAAAACATTTAATGCACATCCACCTGTAATAATTAGTGGAATATCAGAAGGTTCTTTAATTGATACCCATCTATTATTCTTCCTATCCCAAGTTTTAACCTCATCATCATATTTTTCTAATTCTCTAAAAAATATATCCTCCATAATTTTTTGGGATGTAGCAGCAATATCATACCCATCCTGTCCTTTATAAATCCAACTATTCTCTACATCTCCACTTCCAGGTATTGTAATAACCTTACCATCTGGAATTTCATCTAATTCATAAAGATCTGAATACCCATGTCTTAGATTTCTATCCATAAATTTATAATATACATCATAAACTTCATTATTAACTTCTCCATATCCAGACAATCCCATCATTTTACCAGGATATGAACGTCTACACTTACTATTTTCAATAATTTCTTTAATTAAACTCCCACACAACCAATAACCTGCACCAAGATTAATTGGAAGTTTATCAACCAATTCTATGGAGTTTCTGTCAGCATTATAAAAATTAAAATATTCTTGTTGTCCACCACCATCATAAGAAAGTATCAATGCCTCATCAAATGGAGATTGATAGAAAGCACACGCTGCGTGTGTATAATGATGATTCTCTAATGTTTTAAACTCTTTACTATTAAAAACTTTTTTAATAGTATTACCTTTAAAACTATCACTATATTGAGATGATATTAGAACACATTCATAATCATTTTCAATTCCCCAATATTTTTCTGCAATAAGTTGACAATCTCTCAATATCTCTATTCTCAGACCACTATTTGGAGTTTCAGATGCAATCTTATAATGCCTCTTTTTTATCAATCTTTCTAATTCAATTATATGATACTTACCTGTTTCTCCATTATAAAAAGAGACACTAGAATCATGATTATCATGTATAGCAACTATATTACCAACCATCAATAATAATTAACGTTAAGTACTATTCTTCTCTTTTGATCTGTACAAGTAGTACTAGAATGTTTTAATTTAGGAGAAAATATTGCTATACGATTTGCTATACTTTCCACTCTTGTGCCATCTTCAAATCTAGTATATCCATCATTAGTATTTAAATAATATACTGCAATATTATAAGGATCTTTATTAGGATTACACTTATTCGGACGATCTTGATGCAATTCTCTTTCCACTATCCTTTCAGTTCTCATTTGCATATTTGCCTTACATCTTAAGAGTGCCTTTACTCCTAATTTTGTAAAAATAGGTATAAGATCATCATAAAACGGACTTAGGCACTGATGAGAAGCAAAAAAACTATGAACAAATTGACAATTTGTTATTGTATCTACATCCATCGATGGATTATAACTAGTACTATTTCTAAAATACCAAGGAAATTCTCTTTCTGCTGTTTCTTCTGGTAAATATTCTCTATCTTCAGATTGTTTAAAAAATATAGATTCTAATTTAATAAACTCTTCATCATCTAAAAAATCATCAATAATTTTAATCATTTCAAATTAATCAATAATATATTATAGCATAAAAATTAAGGATCAGCTGGTCTAGTAGGATATACTACCTTTTGAGGATCAGAAGTATTTGCTGGTAAATCCCGTAGTTGTTGTCTATATGTTTTCCATTCCTCTAATTTCGACTCATACATACTGCCAGGAAGAACTTTCCAATCAGATTGTTGTAATCTTTTATCTCTATTATATCTTAATATTTTCCAATAATCAATAGTGGGATGTGATGGTTTAATCCAATCCCCATTATTATAAGTACATCCTATACCAATAGATTCATATTCATATTCTTTTATAATTGTCTGTCCATGTGTTTCCGATGCTTCTTCATCATCAACATAAGACATTGTAGTAGAACCAATACCAACAACACTATATCCTGATTCTGGTTGCCAATTTGATGTATTACCATCCCATTGAATAATATTAACAACTATGTTATTAGAATCTAGTATAGCGTAAGGTTTAATACTCATAGTTCCTCATTAATAAGTGTATACAATAACTCCACCACCAGCACCAGCACCAGCATTATATCTTCCACCACCACCTCCTCCACCAGGAGTAGATCCACCAGATCCTGATCCAGTATGTGTTGCAGATCCATTACCACCACTACCACCATAATTAGAACTACCACCAGATCGTGTACCTGAGTTAGCAGGTGCTGTTCCACCACCACCTCCTCCACCATATATGGAAGATCCACCATCAACAGCACCGCCACCGCCACCGCCAAATTCTGCATTACCACCATTACTAGGTGAATAATATGTATCACTATCATCATCTGATCCTGTAGCGTACCATGCACCGCCAGCTCCACCGCCAACTCCACCACCAGCACCACCAAGTTGTCCACCGTTGTCAGCAGACTGGAATACATGACGACCAGCCCATCCTCCTGCTGCTCCTACATTACTTCCAAACCATGTATTTCCACCATTACTTCCATTACCATTATCCCCATTATGTCCACCACCTCCACCACCTATAGTAACTGATACACTAGATGGAAGATCCTGAGCACGGAAAGTTTTAAAATGATATTCACCACCACCTCCACCACCAGAAGTTTCATGTCCTCCATCATTACCCCAAGTAGCACCTCCACCACCAGCACCCCAAGCTTCTACCATTACGATAGTAGCACCAGTTGGTTTAGACCAAGTACCGCTTGAGTTAAAAACACTGATTGATTGATTAGCACCACCTGCTTCACCTTTTTGTCCTTTTATTGATGATCCTGGTTCACCTTTTACACTACTACCTGGTTCACCTTTTACACTACTACCTGGTTCACCTTTTACTGATATTCCTGGTTCACCTTTTTGCGAATCTCCAGCTTCACCTTTTATGGCTTCACCTGGTTCACCTTTTACACTACTACCTGGTTCACCTTTTATTGATATTCCTGGTTCCCCTTTTTGCGAATCTCCAGGTTCACCTTTATCACCATCATCACCTGCTTCACCTTTTTGTCCATCTCCAGGTTCACCTTTTTGTGCGTCTCCAGGTTCACCTTTCTCAGATTGACCTGGTTCACCTTTATCACCCTCATCGCCTGGTTCACCTTTTTGTGCATCTCCAGTTGCACCTTTTTGACCTACTCCAGGTTCACCCTTATTACCTACTCCAGGTTCACCTTTATTTCCTGTTGCACCTTTATTAGCAGCAGTTCCTGGTTCACCTTTTTGTCCCTCACCTGGTTCACCTTTTACACTACTACCTGGTTCACCTTTATCACCTTCATCACCTGGTGCACCTTTTTGTCCTGATCCTGGTTCACCTTTTTGTCCCTCACCTGGTTCACCTTTCTCAGATTGACCTGGTTCACCTTTATCTCCTGGATCACCCTTATTGGCAGCAGTTCCTGGATCACCTTTTTGACCAGTAGAACCCTTTTCGCCTACACCTACTTCACCTTTAGTTCCATCATCACCATCATCACCTGGGTCACCTTTATCACCTTTATTAGCAGCAGTTCCTGGTTCGCCTTTTTGTCCTACTCCTGGTTCACCTTTATCACCTTCACCTTTATCACCCTCATCACCTTGATCACCCTTATCTCCTTTAGCAGCAGCAGTTCCTGGTTCACCTTTATCGCCTACTCCCTTTTCTCCTTCATCACCTTTATCTCCTGTTTCACCTTTATCACCTGTATCACCTTTAGCAGCAGCAGTTCCTGGATCACCTTTTTCACCTATTCCCTTTTCTCCTTGATCACCCTTATCTCCTTTATTTCCTTTGTCACCTTTATTAGCAGCAGTTCCTGGTTCACCTTTATTACCTATTTCACCTTTACCACCCTCACCTTTATCTCCTGGATCTCCTTTATCTCCTCTTTCACCCTTAAATTCACCTTTTTGCCCCTTATCTCCTTGTGGTCCTTTAGTTCCAGGCTCTCCTTTATCACCATCAATACCTTTAGCACCATCTTTACCTTGAAAACCATCCTTTCCTTGATCACCTTTATCTCCAGGAACTGTAGAAGGTTCACCTTTTGGACCTTCTTTACCATCAGGTCCAGTTAATCCTTGAGTACCTTTAGGACCTACTTCACCTTTTGGACCTTGAGGTCCAGGATTAATATTACCACCACCAGAATTACATATAACCCATTGACCACTATCACCATCTTGATACCAAATCATCAATTCTCCAGTATCATCTTCCCACCATAATTCACCATGAAATGGATTTGTAGGTGCATCTGATGAAATTGTTGCAGGAACAACTCTAATAGTTGCTACTTCATTATTTGGAAGTGCAGATGCAGTTAAAGGAGCACCAACAAAATCTAACTGAGTAATATTATTAGCAGTTCCTACAAGAGTTCCTTCATCATAAATGCTTAAAGCACCAGGAACTTTACCACCACCAATAGGAACCCAAAATCTTTGTCCAGGATGACCAGGTACAGATATTATTTGATATTGTTCACCAACTGGTGGAGGTGAATTATATTCTCCTGAATATATTGCATTATATGCAGTCTGTCCAAACCATTGATGAGTTGAAAGATCACTTATAGCACCTTGTCCACCATTAACATTTACTGTAATAGTAGTTGCTGTTACACCAGTAATTGGAAGTTGTTTATTATATGCATAATCAGCACTATCATCCGTATTAGCACCTATCTCTCTAGGATATGCTTTCTCTGTTGTAAAATTATCTCCATTATAATTACACTTAAATGTAAGTGCAGCACCTACAATTCCAATAGATTCATGTACTTCTAATGTATGTGTACCAATTGTTAATGTTAAATCACCAGATGTTGGATTATATGATGCATCAGTAACATCATGATAGGTATTTACAACAGGATCACCTAAATTAGGTTCTGACTGTTCTACATTAAGATACTTATACCTATCTTCTTTTAATTGATCTTGAGGAGTTCTTTGAACTCGGCCACTTAAATATTTCTTAGACATTACTATTTTCTAAGATACTCGCAATAAATTCCATTTGAAGTGGTGCGACCATACCACCTGCATTTGTCTGACCAACTTGAAGTCTAATTGATTCATTTGCAGTAGCAACAGCGATTTGTGTTGCAGTATCATATATAGGATCTGTATCTCTAGGATAAGAATGTTCTGTATGATTATTATCCATAGAGCAAGTAAACACTAAAGAATTAACTGCTATCTTAATAGTATTACCATTTACTAATGAATTAGGTCCTATTTTGATCACCATTTCACCAGTTGTTGGATTATAATCTGCATACCATATACTAAATTTTGTACCAGCAACGTGACCACTTCCACTTCCATCAACTACTTCAACACATTCTCTAACAGCACGGACAAATCTATGAACAGATGGTTTATACGTATGAGCATTTCCACTAGCACTTCCAATATCTGCAGAAAATATAGTTGGACTAGGAATACTATCTACAATATATGATTGTTGTGGATCAGGGAATATATTAGTAGTAATTCCAGAATATGTTGCACAATCAAAATATATTCCACCCATTGTAATTTGATCGGATTTATTAAATCCGTGAGGTTCCATTGTAGTAACAGTTGCTATTCCTGTAGGTTCATCGTAAGCAACATCTGTAATAGTACCAACACCACTTTGTATACCTTCAAGAAATACTCTATCAACAACTAAAGGAGTTTTTTCCAATACTATTCTACCATCCACCATTATTAATGCATCATTTGGTGGTATCTCAGCATCTTTTATTACTCTTACATCTCTTGTATTTCCCGTACTTCTAGATTCTCTTCTCTGAAAAAAGGTAACTGTTGGATAAGTAGTTCCTACTGCAACATTAGATACTTGAGCATATAATAATAGTGAAGAAGTTCCCGTAGGAACTTCATAAATCTTTTGCAATCCTGGTGCAACAGGAACGGCAACATTTATAAACTTATTGACTGGTGCAATTGCCATATTATCTCAACGCTAGAATTAATGGTGTTAATTGTGCTTGTATTGCTCTATTGAAATCCCTTCCTCGTATTGTAGACGTTGTTTGATCAATTGTCAAACCGTCACCAATTCTAAAGTTACCTTTTTGATCCGTACTTGTGAAGGGAACTTGACCACCATTAATGGCAACAACTTCATTTTCTGGTATTGGATCTCCAGCCTGGAATGGGTTAGCTGTATTTATATCTGTACCTGCACCTATGTATTCAAATGAATGTGAGCTGGTTATGATTCTACTCAATCTAACCATTTCCATTTTTACACCTGCTTTAACAGCATATGGAATAAATTGATCAAATGTTACTGTGGTTTTACCAGCATCATTACCACTTGTAGCAGTTTCTGTTGCTTCATTAACCGTATATAAAATTGGGTCCATATCTGCAGTTAATTGTGCAGAACCACCACCAGAAACAGTAAGCGATATAGTTTGTGTTGGTAAGAAGTTTCTACCACTAGCAATTACATCAACAGATATAATCTTTCCATCTTCACTTATATTAGGAGAAAACTCAGCAAATATTGATTCTGGTCCTAAAGGTAAAGTAGCAGTAATAAGTGGTGGTGCAGAAGCACTATAATCACCAGCATTACCACCATCAACAACAGTAACTCCCCTTATTAATTGCATAGGTTCAGTTATTGAATCTGTTGAGATAGTATCATTATAATCATTCATATCAAGATGGAAATATGCTGCTTGACCATCAAATGGAGTTCTATATCTATTTAAAATATCCTTACAATCAATCAATTTAACCTTATCAGATTCACCACCAATTGCTTCTTCAGTAGTAGCATCAAACTCAACAACACCTGTACCATTAGCAACTAATCCAAAATTACCAAATGAGGAGTTAGAGTTTGTTAAATCACATTGACCACCGTGTGTACATCCAATACCAATATCACATCCAATAGTAAATATAGAAACTAACTGAGCATAAGCATTATTATGAATAGAAACACCAATACCTGCTTCGTTATATTGAGTAAATGCATCACATACCATACTCTTTAAATCTTGACCTAGATTATTAGTTCCAAAATGAGAAGCATCAGCATGATGACCATTGATTCTCATTCCAATACTCTTAGTCATAAAGTTAGTACAGTTTCTAATATATGGAGACTTCCACCTACCTTTAGGTCCTTCATCTGCAGGTCCAGCATCCATAAACCCAGTTGCAGGAGCAGCAGAAACTCCAGCATCAATATATGGTTGTGTTGGTGGGAAAGCAACTGCAGCACAATCAATACATTCTGTTGCTACACCGTTTGTACCATGAAAACTTAAATTCTGTATTAAACAACCAACTCTAACATAGAAAATATCATCATTAACATTTTGAGGGATAATACTAACCAGTCTAATATCTTCTCCAGAAACAGTAACATCTCTTCTTAGTCCAATAGGATTATTCTCAGTATAAACACCAGAACGAACCTTAATAGTATCACCCTCTTGTGCTACTTCAGCTGCAGCACCTATAGTTGCTTTAGCATCGCCTTCTAATAATCCAGTATTACTATCATCACCATCTCTAGTAACATAAATGATATTTGTAGTTTCTACACCTGATGGTCTCCATTTTACGCCATTATTAATAGCAGCTAATCTATAATCATTTTTAGCACGATTACCATCAAATCCAGTTACATTTAACTTATCAATTATTTGATTTTCTAATTCTAATGTACCAATTAGTTTTGTATTTTCCCCAACATTTAAGTTCTTTGAAATTCCAGTACCACCTTCAACAATTAAAGCACCTGTATTTTCGTTAGTAGATTGAGTATCTGATTCAATCTTAGTATCATCACCAATAAAAACTTTCTTTACAACACCAAGTCCACCATCTATCTGAACAGATGCATTTGTAGTGCTAGTTGCCTCAGTAGTATCATTAAATGTAGTTAATCCATCAACATCTAGTTTACTATCTAAAAAAGTATCACCAGTTACATCAAGTCTTTGCTTTAATAAAGTGTCACCATCTACTGTAAGTTTAGAATGAAGATCTGTATCACCATCTACATCTAGGGTCTGATTAAGAGTTGTATCACCATCAACATCTAACTTAGCATTTAAATCTGTATCACCATCTACCTCTAATTTAGAGTCAAACTTAACATCTCCAGTAGCATGGAGTGTACCTGTTATATCTAATTGATATGAAGGATTGCTATTATTAATACCAACCTTGGTCATCCTATAGATGTCATTACCACTATGACCCCAGAAATCCTGAGTTTGAATCCTTGCAATAGCAGTTGGATTATCTGGATCAGGTATTGGTAGTACATTATCTACTCCAGTACCTTGACTGTTTATTTGAGTAAAGTTTAACCACTGGAATAATTGTGCAGTACCACCTAAAGGTAAATCAACACCTTCATCCTGAACATACATTCCATCCAAAGAAATTGGAGATGCTTGTACCCACCTGACTCCTCTAAGATCTCGGTTTAGATAATATCCATTTAATCCTGGAGAATCCGCAGAGTCAATAATATTTCGATCAATCTTGACCGTTCCCTCTACATTTAATTTTATATCACCTTCATTAACTGCATCATAACCAGGTATTTGATCAGGGAACGTACTTCCAATTCCTACAGCACCAGATTCTGTAACTACAAACGTTTCTTCTGCAGCATTAACTTGGAATATCTGCCACGGATTTGTAGTACCAATACCTACTGATGTTATCCCTGAATCAGGATTTTCTGTAAAAACTACCGATTTCTCTCTTACACCTACCTGCAATTTACCTTCAGGCATGGTTGTTCCTATACCAACCCTACACGGATCTATACTAACAGTTAAACATTGATTTCCAACTTGGAATTTTTCAGTAGGTTGAGTAGTCCCTATACCAACTGAACCTTCTTCAGTAACTACAAAGGAAGTGTTAGTATTTTCTCCTATTTCACCTACCTGGAACCTTGCATCAGGTTGTGTAGTTCCAATTCCTACACGACCAATAGTTTGACCATCATCAAGACCTTTTTGGGAAGATATAGCAACAAAAACAGTTCCTGCTGAACCAACGTTAAATCTATGCTTTACAGTTAAGTAATCTGCATATAATTCTGCACCATTTGTGATGAATACATCATCCATAAAGGTGGCAATACCAGTTACATATAAATTATTAACATCTAAATTTAGTCCTTGCTCAATTGAAGTATTACCAAACAAATCAGCATAAAGAGTTCCATAAACGTAAACATCGTTGTTAAACTCTGTTACATTACCTATAGTATTATTATCTAAATTAATATAATTGTCTGCTTCTGCCATTATACTACACTCTTAGATCTTAATGACTCAATACTCTCAATACCAATCTTAGTACCTTTAAAAACCTGTCCAGCAAAAGTTACATCTCTAGGAGCAAGATTACCATACAGTGCATCACAATTTGCAGTATTAGTATTAAGATCAATTCTATTTCCAGACTTTAATATAATATCATTTCCAGCATCCAGTGTTATATTTTCATCAGCATCAATAGTTATATTCTTACCAGTTATTTTCACTATACCATTTGACTGTGCAGTGATTGTAACATCACCATTTCGTCCTATTATATTAATACAACATCCAGCACCTGCCTTTTCACCACCAATAATATCAATACATTGATCATTAGTAAGATGAAATAATCCACCAGAAGTCATTCCTAGTGAACTAGTATTACCATCTTCACCTTTACCAAGTAAATCATAAACAGTAGTTCCGTTCAAACCCATTTGTGGGTTATCAATATCAAGCCTACATCCAGGTCCGAAATTGATATACTCTCTTTGTTGCCAATTTTGTTTACTATCTGGTCTTTCTGCCATAATTAGTGCCTAGTGTTAGTTATTTATCTTAACTCACGCAATCAATAACTTGTTTGATCTCACCTTGATATGGAGGTCTTGGTTTTCCTGCCAATTTCAATAATGCACCATATCCAGTTCTAGTTGTAATTGTAAGTTCTGGTAAATCATCTATTTTCATATTTTTAACACTAGCAATAGTACCATCAGGAATATCAACTCTAACAATTCTACCATTAACATCAATCAAAGGTCTATAAACATTACCCCATTGATCTTCAACCACAGTATCATCATCATAATTTTCACCAGGATCAATAATAGTAACATGATCAGGAATAATATCTATTTCACCTTGATCTTCAGGAACTGGATAATTCTCACCTTCACTAACAATATAAAGGTCAGTTACTTGCTGATAAGTAGGTGAATCTTCATCATAATCAATAACTGCTCTAGCAATTGCACCATAACCTTTCTTACAAGTATCAGTTATCTCAACAAATGGTGGACTATTATACCCAGAACCACCACTAACTAAATCAATACCAATTATACTTCCTACTGCAGTATTACCCTCACCGACAATAGCACCAACAATTGCTTTACCAATCGCACCTTTACCTCTACTTCCAAAAATATTAACCTTCAATCCAGCACATTTTAATGGTGGACCTGCATAACATTTACCAAGACTATCACCCATACTAGGAACAGATACACTTGGATTCAAGAAATCAAATAATCCTAATGATCCAGAAGCAATACTAAGATCTTGAATACCACCTACTAAGTTTGAAGTAAGACTATCTGCAGCATTAGCAGCAGCTAAAATACTATCAATAGCAACACCAACTGCACTCTTAGGTCCCTTACCAATAACCCATTCATCTGTTGAGAACCCACTATCAGGTTTTGGACTAGGACAAGCAAGTGCCTTAGCAAGACCCAATAAACCTTCTGCCTTACCTCTTAAAAAATCACCTATACTAAATCCACCTAATATTTTAGAAACTCCACCTAAAAGTGGACCTACTAATTTAGTCAATCCACCAATAATTTGATTCATCAAACCACCCATAAATTGTTCACCAATACAAGACACAAAATTCTGAACATTATCCATTATTCCACTAAGCAACCCTTTGATTGCATCACCAATTGACCCAACAATATTACCTACAGCACAAGGTAAAAATTTCTGAATTGCTTGAACAGGTAACATCATTGCTGCTTGTGCTGCAGCACCAGCTTTTTTAGCCATAGAACGACTCTTAGTAGCAGCAAAAGTAGTAGCAAAAACCCTATCATACAAAGCATGCAACCCACCATTTAATGCTGGAGCTATACCTTTATAAAGAGTATTAGTCATACCACCAACAATACCCATAGATAATCCTTGAATCTTAGCAGTTTTCTCACTAATCAACTGATTCATTTTACCCTTAACTGATCCAACAGCATCGGATACATTACCCATCTTTCCTTTTAAATCTTGGATGGTAGTAACCATACTTTCAACTTCACTACTTATTTTACTAACAGCCGCAGTAGTTTCAGCACTACCAAAAACAACAGTTGCTCCATTAGCTCTAGAAGTAGGTCTTTCATCCTCACCAATTTCTTTAGCTAATTTAGGAGAAACATGTCTAGGTGATTTTTGTGATTGACTATTCTCTTCATTAGTCTCATTTTTGACAAAATAAGAACCATCATTTTTGACCTTAGTTGTATATCCAGTAAATGGTACAAATGGACTTGCGTATTCATCAGTACCACCATACATTGTATTACCAAAAACACCTGTAATTACTGGTAATTGTGCATCATCACCATCTAAGAAAAATCCAAATACATTATCACCTGGCGATAATGATACAGTAGTTGCTTTATTACCTTTACCAGATCCAGCTGTTGGTGGTAATAATACTTGTGCCCAAGGAAGATCATTATCCTTTAGTTCAAGTGTACTAGGAGGATGATACCCCATAATACGAACTTTACGCCTATTTCCCCAACCAGCACCATTTATTTGCTTACCTTGAGCTTTCTCTGGTGCTACCTGTCCTATCCACCAGTTAAAACCATCTCTTCCTACAAAATTACTTTTTAATAGACTTTCTTCTATCATCGTTCCCCGTAAGTATCCTTTATTAACGTCATAGATGTATATGAAGCAGCAGAATCAAAATGATGACATAACTCCTTAATCATATATAGTCCACTTTGCTCAGAATCTTCACTTTTACCACCCTCACGGGTAACTTTTGGAAATTTACATTTAATAACATCACCTGCTTCTAGATTAGTATTGGATGATACTGTCATTTTTACAGACTGTGTAAAAATTGTATTGTATCTCATCATTGCTTGCGACTGAGTTTTAGATGGATCTGCGTTCTCATCTGTTGATACTCCTGGTTCCATTGTACCAATATCTAAAATAGCAGTTACATTTCTACTTGGAACGTCACCTAAATTCTTATCACTAGTATCATCAATACTAGGTAAGGTTATATCTTTTCCAAGGTTTTCAGTTTTTCTTTGATAATCACTCAACTTAAATAACCCATCAGAAGGTTTTGTATAACCAAAAGTTAAAGGATTAAAAAATATTCTATTACTAGCATATGCACCCCTTTGTAATTTACGCAATACATCTTCGTTTTTATTTGTCTTATAATCTAATATTTTATAATCATCATCAGTACCCATTTGTTTAAGTTGAGTATAAAAATACTCATGTTCATATGGTTCTGATGTTACAAGAGCATCTATAGATCTAAAATTATATCCACTTTTAGTCTCATAAAAAACATATCCAGCAGTAGCATCTTTACCGCTTATCTGTGATGGAACTGATTTAGATGCTAACCAAGTTAATAATGTAAATGGTTTTCTCATATTACCTATAAAACCATACTTATTTTGAGTCTCATCAGCAAATACCTTTTTAGGAGACTTCATATAATTTTTAACAATATCCTTAACAGAATCAGATATCTTAAATGAAGTATTATATCTTCTACCAACTCTCACAGTTTCATTTGTTATTGCTTCACGAGAAAATAAGTTTAGAATAAAAGATTCCTGTTCTGTGGTTTGATCAATATTAGTAACACTGGAAACATAAAAATATCTTTCTTTATCACTAGCAAAATCTAAACCTGGATTCTCTTCACTATTACCAGCAACTTTTATACTAACTCTCTCACCACCTCTTAACGGTAATCCATGATATATGGATTGTAACTCACCATCGGGTCCTTCTATAGTATTTCCCGTATTAACAACAACCAATCTAGCAGTAATAGTTGGTGAAAATATATCCTCAAAATATTCTAACAAAACAACACCTGGTGCTATATCAACAGTCCTCTCACCATCTCTAGACTCTATTAATATTTCTTCGTATATTGATTTATTTAATGACATTTATTTAAGTGTACGATAACATTAATGATTGAAGATCTCCTATATGTAAACCTCGTGAACTAGGTCTAGGTTTACCTGATAGCATATTCCTTCCAGTTGGAGGACTCATAGGAACTTGCTGCTGTTGTGAATTACTTGGAATTGGTATTTGTACTACCTTCCTTCTTTTTCTCATATTTCCAGATGCTATTTGATTAACTTTAGATTTTGAAACCTCAATTTTAGGTTCTGATTGTTGTTTAGGTGTTACTTGATCTGAAGTTTTCCCTTGGGTTCCTTGAATCCTAGTTTTAAGATGTGCTTTTACTCTACCATAGGTTTCGGATTCTATTCTTTTATATTCATCATATTTTATAATACCAGCATTTGCTTCTTTAAAATCTTCAACTGCCTTTTCTAAAGCAGATCTTCCTGCTCTCAATTTAGTAACATTATCAGCATTACCTTGAATAATTGCATTAATATACTCAGGTCCATATTGCTCTACTCTCTTCTTAGGTATAACAGCTTCTCCACCCTCAACATTAATGTTTTCTCCACCTTGTGAATGAGGTTTTCCACTTATAAAACCACCATATTTAAACATATCAAGTCCACCTGGACCATTTAACCACTCTTTATACTCAATATACTGTGGATTATCGACTCCATTAATACGTTTTGGTGGTATAAAACCATTCTCAAATCTCGTTTCTAAATTTGCATCTGGATTATTTGCTATGGCAGAATCATTATCAATTTCTCTATCTTTTTTATCCTCATTAGCACCTTTAACTAAAGTATCCTTTGGTTCTACTTTAACTGTATCTGTTTTTTGCTGCTCCTCTATCTGTTCATCATTACTTGCACCATCAACATTACTAAATCCAGTTCTACCGTGTCGTCCACCAAATAGATTTCCTCTTTTATCAAGATCAGTCAATCCAAAAGTCGCAAAATCTACTAACCCACCAAAGTTTCTTGCAGTTCCTTCAGGTTTGTTTACATCAGTCTCATCCGTTGGTAAATCCCAATTATCACGACCATAAGTTTTAGGATCTAGATAATTACCAATACTACTCTCAATATCAGCAGAGAACATTCTAGTTCCTTTATTCATATCATCAAAACCTTTCTTTATAGATTCAGTATCTTTATCAAACCTAAAACCTACTGTTAAATTACCTAGAACATCGTCTAAACCTGCACCAAGACTATTAAAAAATCCAACAGTATTGTTTATAAAACCACTCAATATAGATACAGTCTTCTGTATCAACTTTATCATATTATTAACAGCTCTCAAAATAGGAGGAAGATTAGTAGTTAACCATCCTATGAATAATATACCAAATACATCTAATATTCTACCCAAAAATCCTTTAGTACTAGATCCAACAACCTTACCTCTTCTCTTTATAGCACCACCTACTGTAGCTGCTTCAGTAATATCTTCCTTCTCTCTTCTTAATACTTGCTCTCTTCTCCTATTAAACCAAGTATTCTCACGACCAATTAATGATCTCTGAAACTTATTATCTTCCTCCTGTACCTTACCAGCATTTTGTAAAAGATTAGTAGTTCTTTTTAAATCTTTAGATAAAAAAGTAACAGACTTGTTTATAGTCTGAAGACTAATGGATGATTTAAGTAAAGACTTTCTAACTATCTGAGTATTATTTGCCATACTATACTACCTGATAATGCTTTTTGGCAAGTAATTGATAATTATTAAATGCAGAATTAGAAGATGGTATATTTGGAACACCACCATCACCCCTACCAGGACTAGCAGAAGAAGCTGAACCAGGAGGTTGCTGATTATTACTTTGTAATGCTGTAGGAACAAATATAGGTTGTTCACCTACGTCTGAACTATTAGCAATATTATTAGCAAGATTTTTTCGGTTAGAATTTGGAGTAATGCTGTCTGCACTCTGCATTTCCCATTCTTTCAAAGCATTATTAAAATCTCTACCACCATCTGCATCTTCACTAAAATCATTACGACTAGGTTTAACTAATGCTCCAGCATCACTCATCATTGAAGGCATAATATCACCTGGTGCACCTTCCTTACCAAGGAATGCATCTAAATCAAAATTCGGATCATAATTTTCTGGATCACTATTCGGATTTTCTGATTCTCTCCGATTTCTAGCATCTTCAAATAATGTTTCAGATAAACCATAAGAACCTATCCAAGAAAGGATACCACCAGCAGCTTGAGCTAAGAACTTCCATTTCTTTCCTAGAGGTAATTTATCTATTACTGAAGTTGTAATAGTAGATCCTACCATAGCAGCACCAGTGTCTGTCACAGAATCTTGAACATTCTTTCCTTGAGTTAAATCACTGGTAACTTGGAAAGCACCACCAATTAAAGGAATTCTAGAAAAGAATCCTCCAGTTTTAGGTGTAGGAGTCTTCATCTGACCTTTATTGGTCTGATTCATTCCTCCTCTACTGACCCTATCTGCGACAGGAGCAGTCATACTACCCATACCTCTTGGAACACCACCTACTACTCCTGGTATTAAACCACCAATCTGCTTAGCTATCATTGTACTAAGCCATTGTATAGGTTTTCCAAATAATTTACCACCACCCCATTTTAAAAATCTAAATCCTAATTTAGCAACATTAGCTGCTAATAGAGTTAATCCACCACCTATTAAAAATATACTACCTCCTAAGAAGGCAAGATTCCCTAATATTTGACTCTTTATTTCATTAAGTTTCTCAGTATTACCAGTAGCTAATGCTTGGAAGAGTTCAACAGTACCAGACGCTATCCAACCACCTAAAATAATAGTAAAGAAGTTAGCTAACCTCTGTAAACCAAACTGTACTTTTGAACCTATCCTATTGACTGGTTTCATTAAAGCATTTTGTATCTTATTCTCTAACGCACTCTCCTTTCCTTCTCTTAGTTTTATTTGTGCTAATTTTTGTTGTCTCTTTGCTTCTTCTTGTGCTTTTTGTCTTTCTAGTGTTGCACTTACAGTTAATCCATTATTAAGTGAGGATATTCCTTTATTTAAAAATGCTACTTGATTAGATACTGTAGATATTTGCTGAGCTACGCCACTTAATGCTAAATTATTTCTAGCAAGTAAATTAGTGGTTACACTATCTGGTTGAGCAACAGCAGGTGCTGCAGCTCTACCTGTAAAGGTTGAGGCAGAAACATTTCTTCTTACTGCTTGTATTCCACCTGTAAGTGGAGATGCTGGAGCCATTAACTAAGTCCCGATTCTTGTTGTTGTTTAAGATTTTCTTCTTCAATATACTGTTGTAAAAGAGTAAGATAAATTTCTCTTTCCCACGGTATCATATTCTCTAGCTCTGTTAAGCTATATTTATGATGTTGAATTAAGGCAAAATTAATTTTATAGTATGACGCAAGATCTTCATGTGCCATACTTATCCGAAAAAACTTTGCAATCCCTCCATAACAATTTCACTTTCTACTTCTGTCTTAGGGTTAGTCACCTTAATTGTATGAGAAAGTTTAGGCATAGTTTCAAAAAATCTCTCCACATTTTTAAATTGTTTTGAATTAAGAGAATCAATAAACTGTGATAACTCTTTCTTTGTACAATCAGAAGCTGCCCAAGATTCATCTTCAGAAAAAACTTGATCAACACATGAAGCAATTAATTTAAAAGTATCATCAACTTTTAATTCACCACCAACAGCAAAGTTAGTTTTTATAAACTCCTCCATAGAAGGATACTTCATTCTTAATGTATATTGATCATCCAATATGATGTCTTGTTTATGATCTTTATCAGTAGTAACTTTTATTTCATCTAGATTAATAACAGCAGGAACTGTAGTCTTACCATCATCTGGACAGGTAATAGTTACTTCAACTTCTTCTCCAACAGATTTACCACGAATATTGAGGAAAAGATATTCAATATCAAATGTAGCAAGATTTTCTACTTTTACTCCTTTAGTAAGGATGCACTGAGAAATAACATCTTTAACTGCATTTGCAATTTGTTTATTGTCCTGACTCTCCATAGCTAAAATAAGAATCTTTTCTTCTTTAACTAAAAAAGGTCTGAACTTGATTTTCTTCTTTGTAGAAGGAACAACTAACTCATAAGAAGGAGTCGAAATTTGTGGTAAAGGCATAATATGCTCAATTCAGTAATTTTATTTATAGGGGTTATTTAGATTTTATCCAGCGTCAAACCAACCAGTGTCTGCACCAGAACCACCATTACCAAATAACTTATCTCCAAGTTGATTTGCGTAATCTATTTCTTCTTGAGACCTTTGAGGTATTAAATCTCTATTTCCTGCTCCAATGGTTGCTGGTGGGTTTAGAAGAGATTTTCCTTCACCACCACCCATAATTGCTCTTTCTGCAGCAGACTTATTTCTATCAGAACCAGAACCAACAGATGCAGTTGAAGTTTTACCACAAACATACCTATCATAATTAAATGATGCAGTTGCTTTTAATACTTGAGAGTTTTGATACTGAACAACTGTTGAGTTTAATTCAATTGGATACAATCCACGAAAACCATATTCAAGTGTTTGTCTATAATTTCTTTCAAACTTAATAATCTTAGTACTATGAGATTTATATGACTTTGGATAATTCATTCTGTAATGATAAGCATCTTCTAGATTACTTCCACCAGATCCATTACTAATATATTCCATCCAATGCTCTAAGAACTTTAATGCCTTATATTCATTGTCAACATAAAATTCTAATTGCATCTGAACAAACTTCTTAGTATGAGGCATTCTTTCAGCAATACCTTGATATTCACCTACAGCATCAATTGTCGCAAAAGCACTTCCAGGTAAAACTGCCTTACTACATAATAATCCTATTTCACGTAAATCAAACCTATCATCAACTCCTTTTGATTTTAAAAATTGAGTTAAATTAGGTCCCGATGATGAATAATTAGGAAGACCAAATTGAACTACGTAATGAGATGATTGTGCTACATTCTGAAACGTAGGTAAAATCTGAGATATTTTCTTTGGTATTGGGCGTGTCACTCTAAATAGTTCTACTATATCATTTCTATTTAGATGGCTTATAAAGGAAAATATCGACCATCTCACCCAAAAAAGTATAAAGGTGATCCTACAGGTATAATTTTTAGGTCTTTGTGGGAAAGAAAGTTTATGGTTTACTGTGATCAAAACAAAAATGTATTGGAATGGGCTAGTGAAGAAATAGCATTACCATACAGATCTCCCGTAGATAATAAGGTTCATAGGTATTTTCCAGACTTCTATATGAAGATAAAAGAAACTAATGGTGCTATTAAAAACTATGTTATTGAAGTAAAACCACTAAAACAATGTTCTCCTCCCAAAAAACCAAAAAGACAAACTAGAGGATATATGCGTGAAGCATATGAATATGCTAAAAATCAAGCAAAATGGCAAGCAGCAAAAGACTTTTGTGATGATAGACAATGGGAGTTTAAAGTAGTTACTGAAAAAGAACTAGGTATTAAGTGATGGCAGAAAGTCTTTCGGAAAGAATGGCAGCTGCTGCCAAAAGAAACAAAGATGCAATCAAAAGCAAAAGAGGCATTGCACCTGAAAAGAATACTAAAAGTACTCTAACAACTAGAACAAAAGTAAAGAAGCAAGAAGGATCTTTTGTTGCCCGTCAAAAAGAAAAACTCAGACAAGAAAGAGAATCTAGAAATAGAGTATCACATATACTTAATGATCTAATTGGTACAGAACATCCTGACGATTTAATGTATAAAATCATCGGATCGTTATCATCAAGTGGTAGAACTCCACAGGAAGGAAAATATTATGTATTCATATACAATGCAAAAACACCCAATTTAAGATACGATCAACATCCTATGGTTGCAGTTACTGATGTTTTTGAATGGGGATTTCGTGGCATCAATTTTCATTGGAATACTTATAGAAATTATACTTGGAATGAGATTGTAGATGGGTTATATGAGATAACACATTCAGAATTAACTGATCTTGATGGTGTACCCTTTGCAAGATTCCGAATGAATGTATAAATAGATCATAATTAACGAAATAGGTCGATAATGGGGATCAAACGTTGGACTGGTGGAACAGCAGATTTTCTTACATTTAATAGATGGGACTTTGATAAAAGAGGAAAGGGAGAAACTCCAAGTGGAAATAATAATGTAAAAGAGGTAACTGGGTCAACTGAACAAACAACTCAAACTGGTTCTAAAAAAGATAATTACGGTGCTCCATTCTTTTTATCTTACCCATTAAATAGATCGCCAATTTCTAAGGAAGATAGTTTTTTAATACAAGCAGTAAAATATAGACCACCTGAAAAGGGTAAAGGTATTGGAGGAGGACTTGATCAAGATAGAGGTATTGATGGATTAAAGAAAGATTATGACAAGTTTAGTGAAGGTGGTAGTAAAGGAATAAAATATAATACCCAAATGGGAAGAAGTATGTCTTCCCGATATGATCAATATTCAAAAGGGAATGCAGGATTTAAACAATTCACAAAGTTTTATATAGAACTACCTATACCACAACAAATAAGTGATACAACCTCTGTGACTTGGGGTGAAAGCACAATGAACCTATTTACAATAATGGGTATGGATATTGCAAACTCTATAATGGGTCAATCAGGAAAAGATAATTGGGATGACCTTATGACTATGGTTACTCAAGGAGTTCAAATTGATGGTATAGAAACAGGTGGTACATTATCAAATACTTTAAGATCTACATTAGCAGGTTTAGCAGTTAATCAATTTGGTGCAAATGTAACTGCAAATAATGTATTATCAAGAGGATCTGGAAATATATTAAACTCAAACAAGGAATTATTATTTGATGGTGTAAACTTAAGAGAATTTAGATTTGATGTTACTTTTACTGCAAGAGAAGAGAAAGAAGGAGAACGAATAAAGAAAATTATAAGATCCTTAAAACAAGCAATGTCTCCTAAAGCAGATGGCTTAGGATCAAGTGAATATAGTAAGAGTGGTGGTACTAGTGCAGGTGTTTTTGTAGCTGCTCCAGACCTATTCTTACTTAGATATTTGAGTGGTGGTAAACAACATCCATTCCTAAATGTATTCAAACCTTGTGCATTATCAGCATTAAGTGTTAATTATACAGGTAATGGAAACTATGCAACATATGAAAATGGAACACCAATACATATTAAGATGCAAATGACATTTAAAGAGACTAATCCAATATACGCTGAAGATTATGATAATGTCCCACTAACAGATGGAGTAGGATACTAATGGGATATTTCAGACAACTACCTAATGTAAGTTACCCATCACCATTATCAACTAAAACATCTTCTGGTGATTATATAATCGTTAAAAACTTTTTCAGAAAAGTTAAAATAATGGATTGGTTGTCAGATTCTGCAACCGTTTTTAATAAGTTTATTATTGCAGATGACGCAAGACCTGATACAGTTGCAAGTGAAGTATATGGTTCTTCCGATCTAGATTTTGTAGTTGTTCTTACTGCTGGCATAAGCAATATAAACAATGATTGGCCATTAAATGATCAAAAATTATATAATTACACAGTAAGTAAATATGGTCTTGAAAATATAAATAATATACATCACTATGAAACTTTTGAAATTAGAGATGATAAAAATAGATTAATATTAGAACAAGGAAGATCAGTAGATTCAGATTTTACAATTCCAGGTCCAGGAAGTGTTCCTCCATTCAATGAAACATGGACTGGAAAAACAGGTTCAAAAATAATACAATATGCAGGAAAAGTTGATATATCACCAGTACTAGGTATTTCTAACTGGGAACATGAAACTAATAAAAATGAAGAGAAAAGATCAATAGATATTTTAAGACCAGAATTCTTACAAATGTTCTTACAAGATCTTAAGAGAATAATGAGATATGATAGAAACTCACAATACCTAGATCCATTCCTCATTAAGACTGAAAATACTGCTTTATTGTCATAAAAAAAGACCCCTTTATGGGGTCTTTTAAGTTTTCTCTTAAATTAACTTTCTGCTAATTTTGAGAAGTATGATAATGCGTCATCGTCATCATCTGAAGCAGATGCTTTAGATACAGATTCTACTGTCTCAGCAACAGGAACTGATGCTTTAACATCTTCAAACTCTTGCTCTATAGTTTCAGCATCGTTACGAACTTGCTTGTTACCAAGAACATTACTCAAACGAGTCTTGAGTTCATCATATGACTTGAACTGATCGGCAGCAACTAATTCTGCTAAGGAATGCTCCTTCTTCCAGACTGCTTCCATCGCATCGTCAT